AATTCAATTTGAAGATCTTACTTTACAATTTATTGTAGATGAGAATTTAGAAAATTTCTTAGAAATTCACAGTTGGATCTATGCATTAGGTTATCCAAAATCTGTTTCTCAATTTGAAAATATAGTTATAGATAGACAAAGTAGTGAGATTGATAATTTAAAACAATTTAGTGATGGTACTCTTACTGTATTGAACAGTAATTTTAACCCAATGGCTTACATTAAGTTTACCGATATGTTCCCAGTATCATTAAGTACTCTTGAATTTACTGCCTCCGAAAACGATTATACATACTTTACAGCAACAGTGACTTTTAAGTATCTGTTGTATGAAATACTTGATACCAAATTTAAGGTACGAACTACATCAATTACAACATGAACCTTGAGACTATACAAAGTATGTGGGAAAAAGACTCACAGATTGAAATTATTAAAATCCACGAAGAAGCAGCAAAAATACCATCCTTACATGCTAAGTATTGGGATGTGTATAATACTTTAAAGCTATTAAAAGAGAAAGCACAGATACAAGAACAGTCAGTTAGATTAGATAGACATAATTATTACACAGGAAAATCTCCTGCTGAAGTGTATCAGGCCGAACCATTTCCATATAAGGTTAGAGAGAAAGAATCTGTAAAAAGATATATGGATGCTGACGAGAAAATGCAGAAGATAGTATCTAAACTCAGATACTACGATATTATGTTAACATATCTAGAGGATATTGTTAGGCAAATAAACAATAGAAGTTATCAATTAAAAAACATTATTGATTGGCAACAATTGAGTGGCTAATGTCCGACCTTACTATCACTAAAAAGAACGAAGTCTTTTTAAAGATCGTTTCAGAACCTCATGTTGCTCATGAGTTGTCTGACCAATTTACTTTTGATATACCTGGTGCTAAGTATATGCCACAGTATCGAAAGAGATATTGGGATGGTAAAATTCGTTTATTTAATTTACAGACTGGAGAAATATATGTTGGTTTATTAGATAAGATAGTTTCTTTTTGCAAACATCATAAGTATGATTATCAATTTAAAAATAGTAAGTATTTTGGTCTTCCTTTTGAAGTTAATGAAATGATTTCATTAGAAGGTGTCAAGGATTATATGAATCATATATCGAAGACACCTCCAAGAGACTATCAAATAGAGGGAGTATACGATGCTCTAAGACACAATAGAAGACTAGTGATAAGCCCCACTGCCTCTGGCAAATCTTTGATGATTTACTCAATAGTTCGTTACTTCGCAGAGCAACAGAAAAATACATTGATAGTTGTTCCAACGACATCTCTGGTAGAGCAGATGTATAAGGACTTTGAGTCTTACGGATGGAATGCTGAGTCATACTGTCATAAAATATATGCAGGTAAAGAAAAAGAAACTGATTGTCCCGTTGTCATTACTACTTGGCAATCTATCTATAAACTACCCAAAGTATATTTTGAAAGATTTCAAGTTGTAGTGGGAGATGAAGCACATCAATTTAAGTCAGCGTCGCTCGTAAAAATTATGACTAAGTTGCATGTAGCAAAGTATCGTTATGGTTTTACTGGAACACTAGATGGTACGCAAACACATAAGTTAGTATTAGAAGGATTGTTTGGTCCATCCTATAAGACGATTAAGACTCATGAGTTAATGGAGAAAGGATATCTAGCAAAGTTAAATGCTAAAATTATTTTATTGCAACATCCTGAAATAGGATTTGATACTTATGAAGATGAAATACAATATCTTATTAGTCATGAACAAAGAAATAAATTTATTAAAAATTTGGCGTTAGATTTAAAAGGTAATACTTTAATATTATATTCTAGAGTAGAAACCCACGGTGAAATTCTTTACAATATGATAAATAATAATGATGATCGTAAAGTATTCTTTATCCACGGTGGAGTTGATGTTGAAAATAGAGAACTGACTCGTGAAATAACCGAGAAGGAAAACGACGCTATAATCGTTGCATCCTATGGAACATTCTCTACTGGTATCAATATTAAAAACTTACATAATGTAATTTTTGCATCACCGTCTAAATCGAGAATCAGAAATCTACAGAGTATTGGAAGGGTTCTAAGAAAAGGATCTAATAAATTTAAGGCAACTCTGTATGATATAGCAGATGATTGCTCGACTGAAACGAAAAGAAATTATACATTGAATCATTTAGTTGAACGAATTAAAATTTATAATGAAGAAAATTTTAATTATGATCTTGTTAAGGTATCGTTGAGGAAGAAAAAATGACCGAATCATACTTTGTTTTTAAATTAGTATCTGGTGAAGAAATAGTTGCCGTCACAGAAATTGACGAAAGTGGTATAGAGCCTTCTTTTCTTTTAAAGTCTCCATTGAAAGTTGAACTAACTCATAGAGGAACTAATACTTTAGTTAGATTGATACCTTGGATAACAATTCCTGAAGAAGATGTATATAAAATTGGGTTTGATAAAATTATTACTTTTACTGAATTAGAAGATGATCATGAAATGATTAATGCATATAATCATTATAACTGGCAAAGAAAAACAAAAGAGAATCATAAAATTAAACTTAGCGAAAAGATGGGATATAGAGGTGATGTAGATGATACTAGAGTATCTCTAGAGAAATTATTTACCTCTGATATAATTGGTATAACTACTACAGTATAATATCTATTATATCCCTTGAACCCTCACAAGGGTAATTGTACATGGAATTGCTACTTGTGTCAAGCTGTGTTATAATACCTACAGAAAGGAGATCAAATGCCAAGAAAAAGATCAGACCATTATGTAAATAATAAAGAACTTCTTGAGGCAATGGTCGTCTACAGAAAGAAGGTTGCTATTGCAAAGGAGAAGGGTACTACCCCACCTCCTATTAGTAACTATCTTGGAGAATGTTTTTTAAAGATTGCAACACACCTGTCATACAAACCAAACTTTGTAAACTATATGTTTAGAGAGGATATGATTGGGGACGGCATCGAGAATTGTGTACAATACATTCATAACTTCGATCCTGCCAAGTCAAACAATCCTTTTGCATACTTTACACAGATTATCTATTACGCTTTCCTGAGACGCATACAGAAGGAGAAGAAGCAGTTAGAGATAAAGACTAAGATTATAGAAAGGACTGGATTTGAACAGGTCATGGTCGTGGAAGAGGGTGCAGGTGGATCATCTTCTGATTATAATACTATTAAAGATAACATACAGTACCGCAATTCTAACAGGTAACATGGCAATTTATGATGATGTAAAGATCACTATCAACCTTAATGAGTTGGTAGAAATCAGAGCAAAACTCTTGAGTCAATATGGTGATTATTCAGAAGAGGTATGTAAGGGTGAGTATCTTGATGGAGGTGACATTGACAAGATTGCAACTCAGTTAAGGGAAACACTTACTTGGGATACACTATATCATATGATAGATGGTGCTATATTAGATTACAAGGGTTTGAGATCTGCTGTTATAGAACATAGAACTCATTATGGTGAGATCCAACCTGAACCTGGTCGTGAAAAAATGTTGAATGATATTGAAAAGAATAAAAAACAATTTGAAATGGTAGATCTTGTATCTTCAGCATGGACTATCCAAGTACCTAGGAGGATTAAATGAAATTAACACAAGAGGTAATTGATAAGATTCAGGAAGCTATGCTTCACACCAAGATGAATGGTGATATGAACTGGGTGGATGGTGATGAGATTGATGTGTGTCTTGGTGGTACATTTGCAGGTGACAAATATATTAGTATAATTAATAGAACACGGAGCAACACCACTAAGAAATGAAAGAAGAACTATTGAAGATGGTAAAGGAGAAATGTTACCGTAAAGGTGACTACACTCTTTCTTCAGGTAAGAAGTCAGAGCACTATGTCAATTGCAAACCTGTCACACTAACTGGGCGTGGGTTGACTTTAGCTGCTATGATGTTACTGGAGCATATTGATACTACAGTAGTAGCAGGTTTAACTCTTGGTGCTGATCCTTTAGTATCAGGTGTGGCAGTTTGCTCTGCTTTAGATATGAGACTTGTAGATGCTCTTATAGTTCGTAAAGAACCTAAGGGTCATGGTACAGGTGCTTGGATAGAGGGACCAGAGTTTCCAGAAGGAACTAAGGTAACTGTGTTAGAAGATGTAACTACTACAGGTGGATCTGCTATTAAAGCAGTAGAAAAACTTCGTGATGCTGGTTATGTTGTTGAGCGTGTTGTAACCATCGTAGACAGGCAGGAAGGTGCTATTGAAGCGATGGCAACTAAAGACATTGAACTCCGTAGATTATTTACTATTGACGACCTAGTATGAAGGTAGCAGTTATCACAGACCAGCACTTCGGTATGAGGAAGGGCAGTCGATTATTCCACGACTATTTTAAAAAATTTTATGAA